TAATAAATATAATAAATGACTGATTATGTTGAAACAACCCCTTTAGAAGTAATAGAATGTGGATGCACATACAGAACTCTTTTTATAAATTGTGAAAGCGAAGTTGGTGAAATGATGTTAAGAAATATAAGAGATGAAAAGTTAAAAAGGTCCGATATATATATGACTCCTGATTATCCTATAACGGAAGAAAAAAGAGAAGAATGGAGAACATATAGACAACAACTTAGAGATTTACCAAGTACTATTACCGACTTCAGTGGTTTTCGAGTATATCAATTACTGGAATGCCCAAGTGAATATATTACATCCAACATAGACAGAGAAGGTTTCTCATGGCCTACACCACCATCACCTTAATTAGAATACAATAATCCACCCATACCTTCCATAATTCTTAAAACATTATAATTTTTAGCATAAAGATATATTTTATAACCTGTATATGATTGATCTCCTGTAAAAGATATTGAAAAATTATCTATTCTTGAGAAATTACACGATCCACTTGGCTGATGTTCTTCGGGATGTAAACAAAAACTATACATATATACATTCTTTTCTGGAATTGTATAATGATTTTCCAATGGTTGTAATGTTCTAAAATATGAAGCATCTCTGGCCTTAAAACGGTCTATACCATTAAAAGTTAATTTCATAGTTTTAAAGTGGTCATATGTTGTATGTCCCTTTAAATAACATGGGTTTACAGGTTGATGTAATTTGTAATTTAAGAAATCATTACTGTTTAACCATTCATTCACATATTCATTTGATAATGGATTTCCAAATGAATTTTTGATATTATCTATTAACTTAAAATCATCCCTTTCTTTTACAGCTACATCATTTTGTATTACCCAATATAAACATTTTACAGGATGATTTAAACTAAAATCAATATATGGATTGTATTCTTTTTGGACAAGTTGAACCTGTTCAATTAAATATTCATGGTGTTCTTGAGCAAATCTTTTTCTTTCATCCACATCAAGATTAATGTAATTTGCCCATAAACGAACTTCTGCTTTTCTAGGATTTGCTAAATCATTCGCATTAGAACTTGTAACGCTTACAGGATAATCACTCTCATTTGTTCTTCTTACACCATCATTTTCAGAATTAATAATATGTTTTATATCTCTAAAAGTAGCCTTCAACTTTACATCATGATACTGTAATGCTATAAGTGGTAAAGACTGACTTAACTCTTTACAAAACCAAAAATCAAGTGGAAGAAACATTTTTATATTTGGTGGAGATCCAATCATTTCAAAACTATCAATCTCACGGTGTCTATTAATCAAGAAATCTAAATCTCCATCTTTTCTTCTTAATTCGTTCATCATATCATAAAATTTACCATCATGTTCATCAATAACTTTTTCACCAATACTAAACGAAATATTTTTTAAAAAATTATAAGCGGTTGTGTTACTATAATAACAATAATTTCCTGAAGTCGTGTTTATAAAATTTTGCGATGGTAAATCTATTTCAAAATGGAGCTTACTTAAAAGATCCCCTGCTTTATTAATAGTATAGTTTAATGTAAACTCTTTATTTGTTATTTCTCCTCTCATAACTTGCTCGATACATTCAATAGAAAAATTTGTGTGCCTACGATAAACAGATTTAAAAAAACTTGTTTCAGGGTTTCCGGTTATATATATATCTTGACCACCTTGAATGACTAATTGTAATGTTCCTCCACCCATAATATATTAATATAGTTTATATTAATATATCTTTTTTTATATATTTTAGAGAAAGGAATAAAAATTATCTTATAAAATCAAAAGTTATTCTATAAATATTATCATTTGTAAATGTTTCATAGTAAATGTCTCTTAGTAATGTATCATCTTTTATCAACTCTTTATTTTTAAAAAGGTTTGGAAGTTTCATGTTACTTAAATAATCTTGAATTGTGAAACTTTCTACTAAAACTGAGAATCCAAAACTATTAAAGTGTTGATTTATTTTATCTATATCTTGAGATGAAATTGTAGAAATATTAAGATTTTCTCCATCAGAATATAGATACTTTAAAGCCATTGTAAAAACCATTAATAATTCTTGAAAAATATGGAGTCCTAATTTAACACTTTCATCTGGTGGATCCAATTCTAATTTAATACTATTCTTTTCCCCTGGTTCTTTAGAAAATATATATTTTAAAAAATCATTGCCATTCCCTTCAATATATTCAGTATCATCGTTTTCCATATAAATAAACTATTATATTATATTTAATAAGCGAACGACGAAAGAGATTGTGTATATGGATTATTCTTGAATGGATTTAATAGGTCTTTATCAATTCTTTCAGATAATAAATCATCATCATCTAGTTTGTCTTTCATAGTTGTGATTCTATAGGATGTTTTATCTCGGCTTGTTGAATAAATCTTACCTAACTTATTTTCTGAATGATTCATATAATCGCTTTCAATCTTTTTTATTTCAACATTAAATTGTTCTCCACCATTGACAACCTTCGTATTACTCAATGTTGGCATTCTACCTTGGGCTATTATTTCTTTATTAGGATTCGTTTCAGCATTTATGTAGTTATTCTTATCCATATTACCAGAGTATCCCTGGGATCCAGCACCACCAGTATATCCAGTTAATGTAGATTCTTTGACGGTTACATTTTGTTCTTCATGACCCATGGTTAGTTTGTTAAAACCACCCGACATATATCCATTATTTGCTGAATCAATTGTAGTTTGTTTTTTAGTAACACGTACATCATCTTGTATTCCCCGAGTTCCCTCAATAATAGTATTATTTACATAACCATTGTTGATTGAATCTATCGTTGTTTCTTTGACAGTTCCTTTTAATTCATCTAATAATCCAACTGTGTGATTACCTACTCCTGTTTTTAAATTTCCTTCATATGTCCTTTCCCCTGTTATTTCTCTTTCATTAGGGACAGCCCTGTATCCTCTTCTTGATAAATCAGTATCTCCGGAAAACTTATCCATTCCAACATTTCTTGTTGTATCGTTATCTAACTGAATTTTTAAGGGTTTACGGTACTTTGATCTCTTTTCACCTTTCGCAAAAACAGCTGATGCTCCGCCAAGTGGTTGATCGTTTAATGTAGAACGGTATGTATCTTTTAATAAGTGTGCTGGATTTTGTTTTTCTTTTAAGAAAGCACCTGTGGTCGTAAAATATCTTTCAGGACCATTTTCATAAAACTTTTCTGGATCATATTGTCTAAATTCACCCATATGTCCTCTCTTATCATTCATACCTTTACCACTAATAACACGTCCTTCATATGTTTTTTTTTGATTTGTCTTTGTTCTTAAAAGGTCAATATTTGTTTTATCAGCAATTAATTGTTTTATTTCACGATTAATTTCACTCTTTGTATCTATGTGACCCACTCTTTCTTGCTCGAAAGGTAATTCATTGTTCTTTTTACGTCCTTCTAAATATCTAGATTTATCTCCAATATATTCTCCAAATTGATTTCCAAAGATATTTTCATTCTTTTCTAAACCAAACATAGGACCAACCTCTTTTTTACTTTCTTTTAATCTATTATCGCCTTGATGTCTGTCCAAACCTCTTGTATCATTAAAATCAATTGGATTGGGGGCCCTTTTAAAAAAAGGCTGTGTAGTTACACCCTGATCATTTCTCAAAAAATCACTTCCATCAATAAGTTTGTCGGAACTATTACTGTAAATGATATCTTGAAATCCTTCAACATTCATATCACGATTAAGATTTTTATCACTTACTACATTAGAACTTTCATTAAAAGATTGATGAAATTTATTTTCAACTAAATCTTTTACTTCTTTTTTAGTTTCCTGAAAATAGTTTCCAGATTCATAAACATTCTCACCGTTAGTTAAGTTTGGATTACTATTTACAGAAGGCATTATTGGATTATCTCCTTTGTCCTCTTTATTTTTTAAATATCCTACAGCAACAAGTCCAAGTAAAACAGCAGCTTCCATTTAATACTTTAATATATAAAAAAAATAATTTTCTTATCTTATTTTTACCATACTCAAAATTTCTTGAGGCATATTTTTACTGTTAAACCGTATATTCATCATATTACATGAAAAGTGCCCTACAAGTTTAAAATGTATTTCATCTTCATAAAATAAAACAATTGTATCTTTTTCATCATCATAGATATCTAACATAGGATAATTGTAATACTCTGATGTGTTATCATTACTATAAAATACGACAATATTGATATCTAAAAATTCTTTTAAAAGTTCTAATATCAAGAAATCCCCCCAATAGTTGTCTCCACCTTCTTTTAATAGTTCTTTGAAATCTTCAAATGTAGTTGATTCAGGATCCCACATTTCACAAAAATCATCGGTTTCTTTTAATATTCGGTATACTTCAATGATATTTTTAAATTTGTCTTCTGTAATATATTCCGATAACTCTAATCTTAATTTTTCTGTATCAGTTTCATTATATTTATTGAGAGCATAACTTATACAATTAAATAAACAATCTCCATCTCCACCACAATCTAAAACACCATATTGTGAATTTTTCTTTTTAAGATTACTAAGTTTGTTTAATTTTACAATCCATTTCTTATTGATTTTTTCCCAACCATATTCACATAAATACTTATGCCAATTTCTTTCAGTTATTTTGATAATCTTTGTCCCTTCTTCATAATAAAAAATTTCATTTTCTGAATATATGTTTTCGTTAAGATATACTCTCATCTCTTTTATTAGTTTATACCTTTTCTTTAATAATTAATAAAACTGACAATTTTTTTGAAAACGGTTAACATTCTTTTTAATTTTTTCCCATTCTAATGTATCTTTATCATCGTATTCTATTTGTGGGTGTCTTTTATTGAAACAACTACGAAAGATCCATATCAATCTCTTTATTTGTTCATCTTCTAATTCCGTATAATTAGCCACATATTTAACTATATATCTATTACAGTGGAAATCATTTGCTGATTTAATCCAATCCTTATATTCAAGATCTCCAATATCTAGTTTAATAATATTTATCTTATCATCTCTTATAGTTATTTCACCATTATCTATAGTTCTTTTATAATATTCTATCATTTCCATATCTCCTTTCATACCACCATATGATTTTCTAAAACTTAATGATTGAAGATATATATTTTCATGTATCGTTTCTACTGTGTCTTTATATTTTAGATATTCAGTATATTCTTCTATTTGAGATAATGTATAAACAACACCAAGTAACCATTTTATTATTTCTTCTTTGATTGTAAATCCCTTTGTGTTAGCTATCATTAGCCAAATTAATACTGGAAAACATTCATGAAAAGTAACATCTTCAAGCATAATAATAGGTAATCTTCTTATAAAACTATTATAGTCTAGGTTTATAAAGTGGAGAGCAGTCTTTACAGATTTTTCGCTATCCATTCGACGGATAGCTTTTTGAAGATGGGATGATAAATAAACACTTTTTGTGTATTTATTCTTATCTGGAAATTCATAATTTTTAAAATTAGAAGCAATCTTACCACAAATTGTATACTCGATAGTTTTTATTTTAAATGTTTCTGAAAAATCAATATCTAGAGGTTTTTCTTTAAGAAATTCTATTTTAGAAGGACGTTTACCAACCCATAAGAGGTAAAAGAACATATTAAATTAAAATGGATATAAAAATAATTATCAAATTTTTTAACATTCATATAAATCAACTAATGTTAAGTGTGTGTTTGTACCTAATCTTTTAAAAGGTTCAATAGAATTACTTTGAGGATCAATTGGTAATTTAAACCATCTATTTTTTGTTTTTCCTCTTAATTCAAAAGCTGGTTCATCTAAACGAGAATATTTACTTGAAAAATCTCCCATTTGAATATCTGTTTCAACTCCTTTATCTCCTAAAAACTTACCAGTAACATCATTTGTTAATGGTCTAGTGATATTTAATAGTTCTGAATTTACATCCATAAATTTAGAATCAGTTGTCCTGTAAATACCACTATTTTGATATTTTATTGATGTGTCATTGGGCATAACACTTTGAGTATCCACTCGGACACTATTTAACATGTAATTGGATATGCCATTTGAAATTGATTCATTTGTGTTTTTCATATTTTCAATTGACTTCTCACTATAAGGCATAATTATACTATAATATATATAATATTTTAGTTTTGACTTAATCTTTTCATATATTCTTTGTTTCTTACAATTTGACGAGATGGTAGACCTCCTCTTACCCATGAATCCATAGAATCTTCAGGAATAATATGTTTCGCATTTTGTACCTCATCCTTTAATCTATCAATCATAGGAGTTATTGTGTAATCGAGTGTTGAAACACCCGAGAGAGGACCACATGTCCTCTTATCTTTAATTACAAGACTATCACGAATTTCTGATTCAGTATCAACATTAAATGGTCCTTTTCCAAAGAAGCCAAGATTGTATCTATTGTCTAATTGATTAATATACTTCATGTTTGTTAGATTATTTCCTCTTAATTCAGAATCATTATCTATCATACAACCATTTTCACCCATCCATCCAAATCCACCAGTAAAGTTTACATTGGCTTGTTTTAACTGTAACTCTCTTGCTTTTTCTAAACCGCAATCACAAGCATAAGTATTATCTACTAGATAATTTCCTGGACCTTGTGATTGATTAATTTCATGATTAATAGTTGCTTCATCAGAGTTTAAAGATGCCCTGTTATTTAAAATAAAACTATCAGCGTTAATAACATTATCAGAGCACTTCTGCAATTGAACACTATTTACACCATTTTGAAAACCACCGTGATATCCGTTCGTAAAGTTCATCTATATTTATATAATGAAAATATATTTTATTTTTAAAAAACGTTTCCATTAGAAGAAACTATTATTTTTGTCTTTATGCGCTAGGGAGCTCAAGCCCCATTCCCACCAGGTGTTCCATAACCATTGGCAGCACATTGTAACCCATTCCCTTCTTTACATGTAGGTGGAGTGGAATATAGCCAATTTTTATAACTTTCTAAATCGTTTGGATTTGTTTTCCCAGGAACAGTATAGAATTGTCTTTGAGAATTATTTTTTCCGAATATATCATTTACATCTCTATATAATTTTCTATTAAATTTTTCTTCTATATCTTTTTGAATACCTTTATTATTGTAAGAAAGACATGGTTTTTGACTGTTATTTTCACTATATATAGTTGGATTCATAAATGGATTACTATTTTCCGGGATACGACATCCTCCACTTACTTCTTCCATTAAAAAGCTTTCTTTTGCATCTCCATTTTGTAACTTTCTTATATTTTCGTTAATATTGTTCATTTTAAGATTTTTACTTATGATTACAGTAAATAAACCAACACCCACAGGTATCAATAATGTGTTTGGACTCTTATTTACAAAGTAAACAATTAAAGCATAAAAAATAGAAAGACGAAATAAACTATTTAATTTACGGTTTAAATCAAAATTTTTCATAGGAACTATCTCAAAAAGATATTTCTTTTCATATAAAATACTTACATCTTCAATCCATAGAGGAGTCATATATTATAATATTATTTATATATTATTTTTATTCTTTTTTATTAACATCTATTTTACCTTCTTTTTTTTCCTGTAGTTTTTTTTGAAGTCTTTTTTTAGTAGCGTTCCCATCATGCGTATTTGATAATTGAACCATACGATTATCTGGATTTGTGGGCATACCTCCACCACCTGTATTCATATGAGATAATCCTTGACCCATAGTTGACATCAATGATGAAAAAAGAGGATTATCTTTCATATTTTTACTTAAATCCATCGCTTCTTCCATTATAT